AATGGTGGCATTGTCAGTCTACGGAGACGGTAATGGCCGGACTTTTTGAAAGCATTATAGATAATCTAAAAAAAACAAAAATTAAAGGACAAGGCTCTGGTAGTCAATCTGGTAAAACAGGATCTATAAGCACAGGAGATAGATCAGCAATTCAACTTCCTAAAGGTATTACTTCAGATTCACAAAAAATAGATATCACAGCTAATGTAACTGCTCCTGTAACAGACAAGTTTAGTATTTTAGGAGACATTCAGTATAACAAATTTAGAGACAAGATTGAAAAAGGAGATCAAGAACTTTTTCTTCAAGACGCACCAAGCAACGTAGATAGAAAAGTTGGAATAGGTTATAATGAAGGTGGTGAAGGTTTTAGTGGTTATGCTAAATATGGTATTGATAGTGAAAAACCAGAGTATTTTGTTCAATACAAAAAATCATTCGCGGACGGCGGATCGACTAACGGTTCCGGCGATGCAGCATTAAATGCAAAAGTAAAAGAGCTGATGGACGATGGCTATGAGTTTGGCGAAGCAGTCAAAGAGGCTATGAGACAAGGATATAAAAAAGGTGGTGGAGTAAAAAAAGGTAACAAAACAAATTTAACAGAAGAAACATTTGTAAAGTTAAGACTTCAAAAGAAAAATTTAAATCATAAAGAGTTTGCTGATTATTTAAATAATGAAACAAAATATTATCCGGATCCTAAACAAGCAAGCAAGTTTAGTAATGTTAGTGTTGGTAGGAGATACGATATAGCTAAGTCAAAAGGAAAATTTCCATTAAATTTTGTAATTAAAGGATCCATACAAGATAGAACTTTAACTCCTGAAAAGTACAAATCTGTTATAGGAGAAAAAGACTATTTAAGATTAAAAAATAACCCTACAAAATTAAAAAATCGTTATGAGTTTGAATTAAAAAAAGCTAACGATCCTGATTTTCTTAAAATGAGAGCAGAAAAAAATCTAGCAAAAACAAAAGCTATGAGTCCATTAGAATATGAAGAAAAAATTCTTGAACCCGCAAGAAGACGTAATCAAAAACTAAGAGGAGACACAGCTAAATTTACAGTTAATAGAAGAGATGCAAAATCTATGGCATGGAAAGATTTAGTTAGTAGGTCTTATGAAACAGCAAATAGAGATCCATATTTTAAATTTGAAACTCCTATAAAATCAAAAAAAAAATATAATACAGCGGACATGAAAAAAATTGTTCTAATAGATAAAAATGGTAACAAATTTACATATGATACTTTGTTTAAAGATATAGAAAAAACAATTGGAGAACAAGAATTTAAAAATTTTAAAAATACATACGAACAAAGAGTTTTTTTAAATAAAGAGGGAATAACAAGTGAATTAAATAAACTATATAAAATAAAACCAGGGCAGAGAAAAAGTGTTTTTAATATTCAACACATAGAAGGTTTTAATAAAAATCCATTTAAAATTCATATGACTTTTGGGAATCAAAATTTAAATGAAGCATACTCAAGAAAAAGTTTTACTACAGATTTTGGAAAAGCAGATACTTATTCTAAAAAGAAAGCCGTAATTAATAAATACTATAAATCTTTAGGACCAGATATTGTTGCACAAATTGGAAAACAACCTAAAGGAACAGCACCTTTATTAACAAAATTGTTAACAGAACTTAAGGACACTAAAGGAAATACTATTACGTCGCCTATTATAGAAGACGCTATAAAAAATTTAAGCAAAGCTGAGAATAGCGAGCTCAATGGTTTAAAAAAAAATCAAATTGCAACAGTTAAAAGATTTGCAGCTAAAAACGGAATTCAATTAAACAGTTTTGCCGGAGTAGTTGATTTATCGCAATCAGGTTTAACAATGCCGCCAGCAGTTAAAAACGCTTTAAAAACAATTGTAAAGTATGGAGGTAAAACTTTAAGAGGAATAGGAAAAGGAGCTATAGTTTTAGATCCTATGTTTGCAGCTTATGATTTTTCAACAGCTATAGATCAAGGAGCAGGTGGAAAAAATGCTTCTGAGTATACGGTTAAAAGATTTGCAGAAGGTCTTCTTAATTTACCTGATCTTGTTGCAAGTGGTGGAAAATTTGTAAAAGATAAATTACAAGGTGAAGATGCAAAGTTCGAACAAGGCACTTTGTACAAACCTTTTGATTTTGCACAAAGAGGACTAGAAGAAAATTTAGCAGCAATGCCACAATCACAAAAAGTTAGAAATATAGCTAATAGAGATTTTGATGTTGGAATTGGTGCAAGTATGGGTATGGTAGATGATTATCAAGTACCGGCATCAAGACAAGAAATAGAAGAAGAAAGACAAAAGTATTTAGAAAGTCAAATGGGCCCTTATTATAAATACGGAATTGAAACATTACCAAGAGAGGTTGCTAAACCTACTAAATATGATATAAAAGCCAAAAAGGTGTACAATAATTAACAGGAAAGAGATATGGCTGAAATAGATAATACATTACCCAACGTTAAAGTTAGCGACGAAGCTTTTGTAGAGCAAGAAGTTGCTATTCCAGGAATAGATGAATCTTCTGATAAGGAAACAGGAGAAACAAAAGACGTTGAAATTACAATGGACGAAGAAGGTGGAGCAGAAATAAATTTTGATCCAAACGCAGCCGAAGCATTAGAGTCAGACGATCATTTTTCAAACTTAGCTGAGATAATGGACGAACAATATTTGTCCGAGTTAGGTACAACTCTTTTTGATCAATACACAGACTACAAACAATCTCGTAGTGAATGGGAAGACAGTTACAGAGACGGTTTAAGTTTACTTGGATTTAAATACGAACAAAGAACAGAACCTTTTAAAAATGCTTCAGGTGTTAATCACCCGGTACTAGCAGAAGCAGTTACACAATTTCAAGCGCAAGCTTACAAAGAATTATTACCAGCAGATGGTCCTGTTAGAACACAAATTTTAGGTGACATCTCTAATGAAAAACAAGACCAAGCACATAGAGTAAAAGATTTTATGAATTATCAAATCATGGATCAAATGCCAGAGTACGAACCTGAATTTGATCAGATGCTTTTTTATTTACCGCTATCAGGATCAACATTTAAGAAAATTTATTATGATGACTTACTTGGAAGAGCAGTATCTAAATTTGTACCTGCAGATGATTTAATTGTTCCTTATTCTGCAAGTTCACTAGAAGATGCAGAAGCAATTGTTCATGTTCTTAAAATGTCAGAAAATGAAATTAGAAAACAACAAGTTTCTGGATTTTATAAAGACATAGAAATTGGTGAGCCCCCAGTTACAGAAAATAAAATTAAAGATACTGAGTTAAAATTAGAAGGTATTAGTAAAGATGGTAATGAAGATCAATTTACTCTTTTAGAAATGCATGTTGATTTAGATTTAGAAGGATTTGAAAACATGGGTCAAGATGGTGAGCCTACAGGAATTAAACTTCCTTACATCGTAACTATTTTAGAAGCTACTAATGAAATTTTATCTATTAGAAGAAATTACAATCAAGACGATCCGCTATTAAAGAAAATAAAATACTTTGTACAGTTTAAATTTTTACCAGGCACAGGTTTCTATGGCTTTGGTTTAATTCACATGATTGGTGGTCTAACTAGAACTGCAACTGCAGCACTAAGACAACTTCTTGATGCCGGAACTTTAGCTAACTTACCTGCTGGTTTTAAAACTAGAGGAATTAGAATTAGAGATGATGCACAACCCTTACAACCGGGTGAGTTCAGAGATGTCGACGCTCCGGGAGGCAATATACGTGATCAGTTTATGCAATTACCATTTAAAGGACCAGACCAAACATTACTTCAATTAATGGGAGTAGTAGTTTCAGCGGGCCAACGATTCGCGAGCATTGCTGATGCACAAGTGGGAGATATGAATCAACAAGCAGCCGTAGGTACTACAGTTGCGTTATTGGAACGTGGATCGCGTGTTATGTCAGCTATTCACAAAAGATTATACGTTGGTTTAAAATCAGAATTTAAATTATTAGCAGAAGTATTTAAAACTTATCTACCACCAGAATATCCATATGACGTTCCAGGTGCTACAAGACAAGTTAAGGTAACAGACTTTGATGAAAAAGTAGATATACTTCCAGTTGCTGATCCTAACATTTTTTCACAAACTCAAAGAATTTCTATGGCGCAAATGGAATTACAATTAGCGCAATCGAATCCTCAAATGCATGATTTATACCAAGCGTATAGACAAATGTATGAAGCGGTCGGGGTAAAAAATATAAATGCAATATTACCTCCACCGCAACAACCTACACCTATTGATCCGGCTCTTGAAGAGATTGCAGCAATGGGTATGAAACCTTTTCAAGCGTTTCCAGGTCAAGATCACAAAGCTCACATTGATTCTCACTTAAATTTTATGCAATCTAATATGGTACAGAACAACCCATCAATTATGGGTGCATTGCAAAAAAATATTCTGGAAAGAATCTCATTGATGGCACAAGAGCAAATTCAACTAGAGTTCCAAGAAGAATTAATGCAAGCACAACAGATGCAACAAATGTTACAACAGCAGCCACAGAACCAACAACTGGTTCAACAAGCAACTGAACTAACAAATAAAATTAATTCTAGAAAAGCTATTCTAATTTCAGAAATGGTTAAAGACTATATGATGGAAGAAGAGAAAATTATCAGCGAATTAGGTGGTGATCCATTACTTAAACTAAAATCTAGAGAACTAGACATCAAAGCTAGACAAAATGAAGCGAAAAAAGCTTATGATGAAGGTAGAATTAGCTTAGATACTATGAAAGCTATGCAAAACCAACAACAGTTCGAAGATAAACAAGAACAAAACGAAGAATTAGCTGATTTAAGAGCTGAAACTTCGCTAACTAAACAAGTTATGTCTAGTGAAGCTGCTTTAGAAAGACAGCAAATGGCCGACCAAAGTAAACGAAACGATTTTGGTAGAAACTTTAAGAAAAATTAAGTATAATAAATCATTAAGGAGAAAATTATGGATAAAGATTGGCAAAAAGGATCAACTTTTATGAATGACGACGTCAAGATCGAAAAAGAACTTGGTTGTGGTCCTGATGGTTATCAAACGGGCGGAGTTACTATTGAAGCAACTAACCCAAATGAAACTCAAACTGTTACAGTTAGAGGAACTAAAAGAATGAGAGCTGATAAAAAACCTGTTAAGGCTAAGTGGTACTAAATGTGGTTTTCGGCAATTAAATTAGCCGTTTCTGCTGGCAGTAAAATTTATGCTAACAAGCAGAAGACTAAAATGGCTATGTCTGATGCACAGCTTATGCATGCATCTCGTATGGCCGAAGGAAAAGAAGCTTACCAGGGAAAATTATTAGAAGCACGTCAATCAGACTGGAAGGACGAAGCAGTTTTGATAATTTTAAGTTTGCCCATCGCAATTCTGGCTTGGGCAGTCGTAAGTGAAGATCCAACAGCAATGGATAAGGTAAAATTGTTTTTTGAGATGTTTTCGGAGCTTCCGAAATGGTTCACAAATTTATGGATCCTTGTCGTGGCGAGCATCTATGGTATAAAGGGAACACAAATATTTAAAATAACGGAGGAAAAAAATGAGACAAAACGGAGTAAGATCAGATGTTAGATTTCCAACAGGAGCTTCTGGCATGAAAAAAGGTGGATCTGCTAAAAAGAAAAAGCAGGGATACAAAGATAGAAAAGACGAATCTATTGCTATGA